ATGTGTATCTACATTGCTGGCTGTATCATGGACCGCTTGTACAGTTCTAACAATTGCAATAGCTGATGTTGATATAGACAACACTGTTGTTGCATTAGTAGATGTTAAATCAAATGTAGCGCTTTTGTATTGTATTGTCATGACATGAAATAGTTAAATATATCTTGTTCTTGTTTTAAGTCTTGTTGAAAAGCAAAGTTAAGTTGATTTTTTACAGTATCAATAGATTCTAATATTTGTCTTTGATTTTCAGAACTATATTCTTCTTGTGGTTCAGGTATGTATACACTTATTTTAGCCATTATCTAAATCTCCCTGCACCACCTCTTCTTCCTCCAGTTCCTCCAGAAGTGCCTGCGTCTTGTCCAACTCCTCTGTCTCTACTAAAGGCACCTTCTCTATTTCGTTGTCCCCCTTGCTCTCTTGTTGATGGTGTACCATCAAACTCTCCTCTATCTATTCGTTTTTGTAAACCTCTTGCTTGTGCCATAGTCTGTGCTGTTTTATTTTCTCTTTCTCTAAGCCCACCATAACTTCTCATATCTAAATAATCAGCTAAATTCTCTGCTTGAGCAAAATCAGAATTTTGTATTCTTTGATTTAAAGATTTAAGTCCTTTTAATCCACTGCTACCGCCACCCATTAAAAGTCCTGCACCAGGTATCAAAGCACCTAATATTAATCTAAATACACCAGGTAATCCTTTATTTAATTTTTTTTCTTCTTCTTTAACGTCTGGTTCATTGGCAACGCCAAAAGAAGTGTCTATAACAGGAGTTGTGTCATCATATAATAAACTAGGTGATATAGTGTCTCTAACTATTTGAGGTGCATTTTCCATGATACCTGTTTTTTGTAAACCTTCAAAAGGTGCTTGACCATAGTTTCTTTTTAAACCTTCAAAAGGTGCTTGACCATAATTCGTTGGTTCGGATAAACCAGAATAGTCAAAACTATCTTTTAAAGAATCTTCATATATGTCAGCCATAGATTTAAAATTATAAGATTGCGGCGCACTAGTTATTCCTCCTGTAGATATGTCTGGTTCTGCTGCACTTGCTGAAAAAAGTTTTTCTAAACCACCTGTAAGCTTTTCAAGAAAACCTAATTCTTTTTCTTGCTCAGCAATATTTGAAAATGTATCAAATGTTTCTTTATCAAATTTACCAGTTAACGATACATTTTGATTTTCATATGATTTACTAGGATCATATAAATTTTTAAATTGTTCATACTTTATTTCAGTTACAGGTGTTAATTCAGCCATTATCTACGTCCATCCGGTTTTGCATCAAGTCTAAATGTGCCATAACGCCATGTTTCACCTACAGCATCATTTTCTATTTTAAGAGAAACTAATCGTCCTCTGGCACGTGTATCTATTTTATCAGTAGAAGCATTAACTGTAAAGGGTCCAAGTGGTGAGCTTGTAGCTGTATTATTTGGATAATCATTTATAAATATAGTAACTTTTGAATTACCACTAATTAACTGATAATCTGGTATAAATCTTTTTACAGACATAAAAAATTCTCCATCACCTCTGTAACTTACAGAATCTCTACTGCCTGTTATATCAAAATCTCCTGATCTAATAAAAGCGTTTATAGAAGAAGTTCCAGATGCATTTACTTGATCAGTTCCTTTTTCGTGTTCATAATATATACTAGCTCCTGATGTATTAGTTATACCTTGTATATCAAATACAGGTGTTGCTGTTTTATTATATTCAGTTGCATAAGGTAAATCAAATACTCCTTGATCTATATATGTAGATCGTGAAAGAGAACTAGTTGTCCAACAATTTTCACCATAATTATATGAAACACATCTATCTATTTGTGAAGAACCACTTTTAGGATAAAACCAACTAACTTCATTATATAGACTATTATGTTCTGCATACGTTATTCCTGCAGAAGTGTAATTAATACCTAAGTTATTTCCTCCTGTTGTAAATACAAAATCTTCAACAAGACACGGCAACATTTTAACTGTACCATCATAGACAAAAAATCCACCTTCGCCCGACATCCAAAAAATTCTACCATTAGAATAACTCAAAGCACTTTGCCCAATAAGTCCACAGTTAGTACCTACTTGTCTTACACTAAATGTAAAAGGTGCTCCTATAAACTGAATTATATAAGCAGCGCTATCTGTTAAAACTAAAGTATAATCTTTACCTTGAATAGCTCCTCTAATCTCGTTACCTGTATCTAATCTAAATGTACCTGAAGTGTTTGTTGCTGTTGGAGTATAATCATTTAAATTTTCTTGATCAGAAAATCTAATAAACATTGGATCTTGTGTTGATGTATTTCCAATAGTTGTTTCTGTTCCAAAATGAAATACGTGTCTATCTCTATCAGATACTAAAGTAAATCTACTTGCCGTTGGATTAGCTGACGTAGAAAAACCAGATGTTGATGTTGAAGCTCTAACTGTTCTTGCATTAGCTGCTCCTGCATTCCATGTAAATGTTTTACCATTGTGTATAGTTGCAATAAGAACTTGACCAAAATTATCTAAAGACCAAAGACCTGGATCTAATACTACATTACTAGTTGATCTAGGAGTATTCCAAGTGCCTGCTCCCCATGTAGATGTACCCCAACCATAACCAGCGGTTTGAACAGCTGGACCAACTGTTACATATGGATCAATTGTTCCAGCACCAGTAGCACTACTAGCACCTGCAGAATTTGATGGCATTGTAATTTGAAAAGTATTTGCTTGTGAATTTAAAACTTCAAAAGAATTATCTGTAAATAAAGTAGTAGCATAACCAGAGTTTGTAGGACTAGTTACACTTGAAAAAGTTATGTAGTCACCATCAGATAATCCATGATTTGTTTTGTTAACAGTAACAGTAGCTGATCCAGATGTTACTGTAAAAGTTGCTCCTGTTATAGCTGTGTCTAAAGGAGTAATATCAAAAAAATTTCCTCCATAGTATAAGAATAAACCTTTATTTGTTCCAATAGCTGCATATTTTTCTCCTGCTAAACTAGCAAAAGCATGCTGTGCTCTAGCTGCACCAGGTAAAGTATTTGATGTAAGTTGTGACCAACCACCTATTTTTTCTGGTAATCCATATCTAAATCTAACAAAATCTCCATCTGTCCATTGAGATTCAGCTCCTGACTCTGTGACTTGTTTATTGAAACCTGGTTTGAAATTAAGTTTTTGTAACATTTACACAATGTACTCCATTTTATTGTAACTATAAAGTGTAAACTAAAATTGTTTAATTACCAATAAGAGCGTTTACTTCTTCTTCAGTTAGACCCAAATCCAATAGTTTTTGTTTACCAGACGTTTTTTTAGCTTCTTTTGCTGCCTGAGCATCTTTTATTTTTTGTTCTTGTTCTTGTGCCTGAATTATAGAAGCATCAAATTCTGCTTCTTCTTCAGCTGTCATTTCAACAAGTTTTCCATCTATACAATTATATTTCATTATATTAATCCCCAAACTGTTACACTTCCACTTGCATCCCAACTTGATCCATTACTGATAGTAAGTTGAATTCTATCAATTGTAACAAAGTCTCTATACGCTGCTCTTCCGCTAGCAACATAATTATCAGCGGTAGAGGTTCCAACATTTCCAAAAGTATTAAAATTCAAACCAGGATTTGATGAAGATGTACCTGTTTCTATTTCAAATTGTGCATTAAAATTTCTATAACTATTAGTATTATACATATTTTGATGTCCTAAAGCAATATATGCATTGCCAGCAAGATTACCAACTATTAGTTCAGATGTAACTACTGGACTTCCAGCTCCTGAACCTTTGTATTGAAAACCTTGTTGATAATATAAACTAGAAGTTTGTATAGTGCCACCAACTCCAAATTGCACATTAGGATGAACACCAATACCTCCACTTCCTTTAAGACCAGTAACAGTAACAAAAAATTTTTTATATGTAGAAGGCAGTGTTATAGTAATTGTAGAAGCAGAAGAAACACTTGTTGTTCCTAGATTTACTAAACCTGCACTAATACCTGTTAATGCAGAACCATCACCTTCAAAAGCTGTAGCTTTAACAGTCCCTGTTACTTCTAATTTTTCGGACGGATTTGTGTTTGCGATCC